TATATTATAAGGAAGTTTTACGAGTGATCCGGACCATAATGGCTCCATGACGATGTCCCTTTCGTTAAGACCTTCTGTTACAAGATTATCCCAGGTTTCCTCCCACTGTATGATTATGGATTTCTCCTTTATTGGATATGGAGGAACATCGTAATAACTTACCGCGCCTGTTGCAACTTCAGTTGCTACTATCCGGTATCTGCCATAATCAAGAGCCGGATGTGGATCGGTCACGTATGTGTATGATGAGTTGTCTAAGCCGCTGGCTATCTCGATTAATTCACCGGTATAATCACGCCGGTAGATAGCAAGCGTGACACCGGGGATAAGCTTATGTCCTTCGTCAGCACAATATGCTCTTATGGAGCAAGAATATGTATCTGAATCATATCCGATTTCAGCATTAATACCGTAAGTTTGTTCGGTCCACCCTACATCAAATTCAGATTCCGCACTTGCTGTTAGCCCTGAATCAAAGGAGGCAGTACAAGTCACTTTATAAGTGATATTGTTCTCAAGATCGATATTTCCAGCATTCAATTCAACGAGTAGATTCTGCGGACCATCAGTAAATAATGAATATACTTCCTGACCTCTACTGATTACTGTTTCAGTGCCTGTGCGATCACTCGTGCTATAAGCCTGAGTAGATGTAATCGACACATGGTAACTCAATACCGACTGGGTGTTCGGCGCGGTTTCCGCTTTAATATAAAACGGGAAAGACTCAAGTGTGGTTACTTCTGAATCTGTCGAATCGGTCACGTTGAGCTGCACGGTTGGGACGGCGTATACATTGATCGTTCTTTGTACAGACCAAGCTCCATATTTACCGGTTACACCTGCTGTACGCACTCTCCATAGAATAGTGGTCCCCTCGGTATAAGCTGTTGTGCTTAAAGATTTATAGCTTGTGTCGTCAATGTTGTCGCCAGTTTTTGTATTCTTTATGGTTTCTGTTTTCGTCGTTCCGTTGATGGTTGTTTCTAACTGAGCATAAGTCTGACTTGAATTATCTTCAGAATTATGAACCCAATATAACCGAACACTCTCTCCTACTGTAGCGGTTGTTGTTGACGACCAAGTAGTAGGTGCCCCCGGGGTTTTACCGAGCTTGAGTGATTTAATAGCCGACCAGCCAGAAACCTGATCGTTGCTGTTGTATGCTCTTAATCGGAAAAAATACTGATACCCGGTTTCGATACCCGTGATTTCTGTATGCGTTACATTTTCGACAGTCCGTGAATGTACCTGATCCGGATTACTGTCAAAGTATGATCGATTTGTGGCATACTGCACTTCATATTTTGTGCATCCACTAACTTTCACCCATGTGACTAATACTCCGGTATCAGAAAGCGCCTTCAGAGTTTTTATTTGTTTCGGGGCCGCGGGTCCGGACGATGCATTAGATGAATACTCAGACCATTCGCTGTGTTGATTACCTCTCCATGCTCGACATTTTACTTTATACTCCGCGCCATTAGCCACAGTACATGACCACGACGCAGAGTTCGTATGAATAACAGCCTTTCCGGATTTATACTTCTTTAAATTGTTTTTTACGACATAGAATTCAATCCGGGTGCCATTCACGCTGAGGTTGTCTAACTTAGCGGTAAGCTTCTGTTTTTCAATTGTCACTGTCGGGGCGGACGGTTTGGTTGGAGGGTTATGTGAGAAGGAGTAACCTTTTAATGTAGACCACATGGATGACCAATATACGGAATCATGTCCGTTTACCTGAGTGGTCTCAGATACTGGTCTAATTTTGACTTTTACTGAAGTTGCATTGGATGGTGCTGTGTAACTACTTTGTTTTGAAGTAGTTGTTGAATCATCACCTACGAAAGCTACTCCGTTTCCGGTATAGTAGTACCAAATAACATGATATTCTTTCGTATGGTCTCCGCCCCAACTCCATGTTACATATACGGTTCTGTCGGTACCCGTCTGAAGTCCAAACTTGGTTATATTTACCGCGCCTAGAAATCTGACGACATAATATCCTTCACCAGAACCACCATCAGTAAATTCATCTGCCAAGATTATCGCCTCCTTCCTACCGTTGCTGCCCTGACAAGTGTTTCAACAGCATTGGAAATTTCGCTACCATTATCGTAAGTAACGCCGTTGATGCTGTTATATGTGTTTCCGACATTATTAAGACTCTTACCGAGTCGGTTAATTGCTCTGACCACTTCGTCGGAATTTCCATTTTGATTGTTGCGTGCTGATATATTACCGATTGCTCTGAGATTTGCCAGCGGGGTAAACGCTGGGTCAGTAAATAATCCGTTGAGTTTCCCAGCTGTTGCTTTCACATTCGTGAGATCCAGTACGGGTCGAATGGTTGGTGTAGTGTCCATATCAGAATCAATGATGTCATTCATTCCAGAAAGAGCACTACGAATTGAATCAAACGCTGTTTCGCCCATACTCTTACCAGCGCCGTATGTCTTCGACTCCATGGCATTCATACCTATGATCAGCCCCTCACCGAGCCATTTACCTGCCTGAATGGTGAGCTTAGATGGCGAATGAGATTTCTGTCCATCCTTTTCACCTCTAACCGCAGCTTGACCGAGCGCGTAACCGGAATTATAAGCAGATTGCTGCATAGCATTCATACCCAGCACCAGACCTCTACCAAGATTGATACCGTTCATATAGAAGCTGGTATAAGCTTGACCAGAACCGTTTGCTGCAGATGCTCCAACATAGTTTGCCGCGTTAACTGCCTGATTAACCTGAGCCTGAATACCTATTGCAAGAGCCGAGATTAATGCTACGCCGACCTTCTGAAACTCTTTATCTTTTGAAGCGATAGAGTTTTTCATAGATTCAGCCATGTTGGATGCTGTAGTCGAAAGTGTGTTGGATTTCGATTTCACACCACTGGCAAGAGCGGATGTCAATGTGCTTCCGACATTCTTAACCTTTGATGAAGAGCCTTTGAATGCGGACACAAATCCACTAATATTAGTTTCAGCAAGTGTGTCGACAGCTTGTACGAACGTACTTGTGCCTGTAGCTTTCACAGAATCCGTAGCATTAATAGCTTCGACGAGACTTTTCGCCGCTGATGTCGCAAAGGCTACTTTATCCGGACTTACGTTTGCTACGGAATTCGAATACTCAGATAATGCTTCACCAAATGGTTTAAGCTGAGTGCCAAGATTTGCCAAATCGCTATTTCCCAGCAACGCACCAAGGAAACCGCCACTCTTCGGAAGCGCATCGTTCAATGAAACTAAGGCCTTTGCTGCTTTTACGGATGCCTGGATATCTTTTGCATCAATTCCTTTTACGCTCTGTGCATAATCAGATAATGCTTCGCCAAATGGTTTAAGTTGCTCACCCATTTTGACGAAAGATGCTCCGCCTGTTATGAAAGATGCTATTGCATTGAGAAGATCAGTTCCGGTCAGGGCAAGAATTGCCTTACATAATGAAGTGATACCTGTCGTGACTGATGAATCGATTCCCTTCGCCCCATCAACAAATGGCTGAGCGTTCTTCATGAAGTCAGAGAGGTTTTTACCAATAGCGGGAAGGGATGAAGATACTCCTTTTGCTACACCACCGGCTAAGCCGCCTACAAATTGACCTATAGCTGTACCAATTTTCTCTAAGAAATTGCCACCCTCTTCTATAAGCCAACTAGCTCCTGGAATTTGCGCAATACCTCCAGCAGCTGCTATGACCGCACTTAGTTCAGCTAAGATTATTCCAAACTGTACTATTCCAGCCATAGCTTGTGATGATATTTTAGATATTCCAGCAAAACCAAATATTGACGCGAGTAAAATACCAATAGCTTCAGTCGCTTTAAGTATTTCATCGGGATTGAGACCTTTGATGACGTCTGTTACACCTTCCACTATTTTACCTACCAGATTGGTTATTGCTAACATGATTTCGGGAATGTGGTTAGCTACGCCATTAATCACTGCTATAAGCAATGTTAACACCGAATCAATTATCGTCGGAAGATATGCATTCGCCGACTTTAAAACCTCGTCAAATAATTTTAGGACCGCGTCAATTATCTGGGGAGCACAATCCCCAATAACCGTAGCAAATGCGACAACGCCTTCTGCTATTTTTTCAGCTACCGCTGGAATAAGACCGGCTACACCTAGTATGATGACCGAAAGGCCAGCCACTATAGATACTGCGGCAGTGGCTAGAGATCCTCCAAGTGCGGATAAACCAATGGATATGGTAGTTAAACCAACTCCCACTAAGGTAAGGCCCGCACCGATACTTAATGCCGCTACTCCAAATAACACAAATGCCGCAGCTAGTGCAAGAATGGTTGGAATAAGGGGTTGCAGTAAAGCTCCGGCAACACCTACGATAAAAAACGCAGCTGCCATAGCTATAAGACCTTTGGCGATTTCATCAGAGCTTAATTTACCCAACTTACTCATTGTTGACGCCAGTATTGCCAAAGCAGCTGATGCTACTATAAGTGCCGCAGCACCGCCAAGAGTGCCTTTCATGAGATTAAGTGCTATAACTATTTCACCAAGGGCAATTCCCATTGTGATGGCTGCCTTTTTTATAGACGGCCAATTCATACTCGCAAAATCATTCATATCATTAGCTACGATCTTTAAGGCCGCCGCTGCAACAATGAGTCCAGTTGCTCTGAACAATGACGTTTTAGGTAATAATTTCAAAGCAATCGTGATTTCAAGTAAAGCAGCCCCCATTGCTGTTAAGCCACGTTTGATTTCGTCCCAATTCATTCCGGAAAAATCATCAACTACTGATGCCAATATCTTCAGACCGGAAGCCACCAGTATTAATGACAACCCTGTCGAGATGACATGTTTTGCTTTTCCGGCTAAATTTGCAAATATACTAATTTCAAGCAAAAGCGCCCCGATTGAAACTAAACTACGTCCTAGGGTTTCCCAATTAACATTTTCGAACTTTTTTACTACGCTTGATAATATGAGCAATGCCGAGGCGATTAACACCATTCCGGCAGAAGAGCTAAATGATTTCTTTTTGAAATCAGTTAGACTCAGAAACAGTGAAAGTTCCAAAAGTAATCCGCCAATTGCGATTAATCCTTTCATCATTCCTTCCCAACTAATTGTCGATAACACTTTTACTGCAGCCGCCATTATAAGGATTGACACGGCTAAGGATTTCATCAAAAAGTTCGCTTTGAGAGACCCTTTGAAGTCGTTGGACATCTTTCCGAATGCGGATAACGCTACACCCAGTTCAATCAATAAAGCGGCGATTCCAAACAACGCTCTTTGTAGCGCATCGGAATCAATAGTCGATAAAGTGAAAACAGAGGCTGTGAGTATTCCTATAGCACTTGCTATTTTCAACAGAGCGCCTGCTCGTAATTGTTCTTGATAGGCCACGAAACAATCTTTAACGCCATCTAATATTTCGGTCACATTATTTAGAATTCCACCGGCATCATCTGTTACCTTGGTGATGTTCTTAGTAAGTTTCTTAACGAATACCAAAATACCGGCGATTAAACCAGAATTAATCACTTCAAAAACATCGCCTTTACCAAATGCTTGAGCTATAGAAGTGCCTATTTTTCCAATGGTATCAATTATGTTTAGTCCGACTTCTGTTACATATTTCCACAACGCGGAAAAAAGTTTTCTTATATTGCTAAATGATGAGTTAGTCGTCGTGTTGGATAATTCGGAGAAACCGTTAATTACTCCGCTGAAATCAACTTTGGGACTTTTGATTTTCTCTATTGTTTTAAGGAAATTTTCTATATTTGGTAGTTTTTTTATTTTATTCTCAAATTTTGTCAAGTCATCAACTATCGATTTTATTACTTTTCCTATCTCCTCAAATCCTTTAGTAAACGGATCTGTTTTCTTCAGCCATTTATCAAATTTTACAAGTAAATCGCCTATTTTTGCTGTTGCGTCGAGTATGTCCATATCAAAAGCACTTAGGACCGCATTAACCGCTTTGATGGCAAATTTTAGCGATCCGCCTAGACACTGTCTGATGATATCAAGAGTCGCAAATACGCCCGCCAAAGTACGAGTAAGCTCTTTGCCCCTATCTTCAGTAAATTTCAGGAATTTCGAAGTGACTCCATGCATACTTGCGATGATGTTATATAACGTAATTGCCGAAACTGGATCAAACACTTTCTGCCAAGCATTATGTATTTCGGTGAAGAGATTGATTAATGCGTTTCCCATGTTAGCTACGGAGCCGTGAAGCAATTCTTTGCCACTCAATTTATCCATATCGTTGATGAGGTCATTGATGGGTATTCCTGTCTTTTCGGACTGTTTCTGAAGTTCTTTAAGAGCCTTAACGTCTTCTTTTGTGAGACCATTTTTCTTTAACTCCGCGTCTGACATTTTGAGGATTTGATCGATTGTCTTTGCCTGCTCTTTATTAAGGTCTTCCTGTGAAGTGGTGAGTTCTTCGGTGTATCGGAAGGAACATCCAAGCCGCTCATTAACCAGATTCTGGACTCTTGCCCAGTCATGACCTTCAGCAGTAAGCTTATCGAATCTAGGCTGACCATTCCCGTAATCGCCTCTGATAACGGAGTCAACAATGTCTTTGTAGTCACTTGTGGCGCTTGTTACTTTCTGAATATTTTTAACAAGGTTACTATACGGATTGCCCATAGCTGCTTCTACAATAGCGTTACGAGCATCGGAAGCTTTATTAATGAAACCGCCGAGTACATCACTCACTTTGGTCCAAACTTCTTTGGCTTCGTCAAAGTCACCTATGATAAGCTGCCAGGTTTTTGTCCATCCGGAGCCTAATGCCTCTTTCAGAGTATCTATGAGCTGAGAAAAAGTTTTAACTTTAGTGGCTGCGTCACCTGCTGTTTTCGCCATGTCAGCCATCTCTTTCGCCTGTTCCTGGGTGTATCCCTGATCAACGAACTTTTTAACAGCCGCATTATATTCTTCCTGAGTATCAGCTGCTGTAGCAAACTGATCAAGCGTCTGAGTAAGCACTTCTGTCGTGAGCCATTCATCCTGCAACGACTCTCTAAACGATCCTTTGGCTTCAATCGCTGCCTTCGCGCCAGTTTGTAAATGCTCGGAGGTTCGAATAAGGGCGTCCTGAAATACTTGACCGCCCATTCCGGCATTAACGACTGAATTCCAGTCCATGAGCTGAACTTTACCGGCAGCCAAAGCCTGAGATAACTGATACATTGCTGTAGAGGCCTGCTGAGAATTCGAACCGGATACGGCTGCAAGATTGGCAATACCCTTGATCGCCGATACCGAAGCGTCCAGTTTTACACCAGCTGCGGTGAATGTACCAATGTTACGGGTCATTTCGGTAAAATTGTAAATGGTTTTATCAGCATACGTATTCAATTCATCCAAAGCTTTATTGACAGTCTGAACATTCGTACCCTCTTTCTGGGTATTCGCCAGAATGGTCTGAACTGAATTCATCTGGGTTTCATACTCGGCAAATCCATCTTTTACCGGATCAATCGTAATGGCATCAGTAAGCTGTTTACCAGCGGATATCGCGGCATTGGTAATGTTCTGCAGCGCGGTGATACCCATTACCTGTAGGGCAGAAAATTTCATCTGAACAGTTTGAATGCCACTGCTCATGCCGGAGAAATCGACTCTCTTAGCAGTCTGCCCTATTTCTTCAAGACCTTTGGAGGCTCCTGGAAAATGAAGTTTTGCTTTAAGCTTGTCGAGTGTTGACATAGTGGTTCGAGTATTTGCCTCGAAGTCCTTATTGTCAAACCGCATCTCGACGACTTTGCTGTCTATAGTTTCACTCATTTCTTAGTAACCTCCTTCCATGCGCTTTCAGCAATTTGGTCAAAAATAGGCTGAATAGCAGGATTGATGTAATCTCTTCCTTCTACCCAGCCTCCGGTGCCAGTCGCATGTCCATACTGCAAAATAATAGCGATTGGAACTCCTTTGTTAACATTGGTGTTATGAAATTCTATGGATACAGATCCATTTTGACGTTTTATCACGTATGTCCATGAAGCGGCAGTCTTACCGGTATCAGTCGGCGTTGCAGACGAAAGGGCGGCTACGCCAGCTCGCCCATACTTATCCAGGTCGCCAATTTTAGCCGCTTCCTTAACTCTTTCGAGATACCTCGAGAGTTTTGAGAAATCTCCCTTTTGTCTGAATTCGATCATGTATTACCTCATTAAATCGCGATAAGATCTTTCCATGTATTTGTACCGCAAATGCCATCTACAGTGAGCCCTCTGGACTTCTGGTACTGTTTGATAGCATAAACAGTATTTGTACCTGCCTTTCTGTCAAGGCTAAGTTCTTTTCCATCTTTTCCTTTAAAACCTCTGGCTCTGAAGATTTCCTGTGCTAAAAGAACGGAAGTTCCTTCGCTACCGAGTTTTACAACTTCTGGATTAAACATGTAACCGCTCCTTTCAGATTTCACTGATGCGTCCGTCTTTGTCGGCGGGACGTACGATATAGTATTGTCTGTGTATTTCGGAGTAACAAAACCTCGGATATATCGACCATTGATGGAAAGTTTGCGTCTACGGACTGAATCCTTGTAGTTGCCCTCCATTACGATGAAATAACCCTGAGATTTATTCACCTCGATGATGATTCCGATATGATCGGTATAACCGGTACAGTCGCCAACTCCGTTATCATTCCAGTCATATAAAACGGCGTCTCCGATATTTGCTACGTAATCGTCTGCTTCTACCCAACAACCCATTTTCTTTGCCCGGTTAATGAGCTCTTCGCATCCGATTTCAATCGGCATGATGTCTGTATAGCCGAGCTTAATCGCTGTCGCTGACCACGTACAAGCACACCAAGCCCATCCATACTGCATCTTTACACCGCGCGGAAATGAACCGGTATATGAATTGTAAATATCCACGATTTTCTTATAAGAACCATCGGCTTCGTTTAGGCCTTCCCAAGAACAAATGAGATCTACTACTGCCTGTCGGGAGCGAACTTTGGCAGATCCTGTAGACTCACCATACCAGTGATCCATGTCGACATTCCCGCTAATTCCGGCTACTCGACCGGAGCTTGTAAACTGCTGGATAATGCAAGCGAAATCTGGGCCACCCTCATAATCTGCAAGCCAAACCGGATACTTTGAGAGTAAGCTCTTCGAATACCAGTTCTTATAGTAATCAATGTTGGTGTAAATACCTGTTTTGTATCCCTGAGATTTCACATAGCTACAGAAAATCTCGGTGAACTTATTACATTCTGCCTTCCCTAAAGTGACTCCAGCTTTCTTGGCTTTATTGACAGTGTCATACTCGAAGTCGGCAAAAATATAGATGTCTTTTCCGAGACCTGCTTTTTTGACCTGAGAAATACAAAACTGAGCTTCAGCCAACGCCTGTGTTTCACTAAGCGCATAGATGAAATGATAAACCCCCTTAATAGGAAGTTTCGCAGATTTACATTTTTTCGCGTATTCGAAAAATCGAGTATCAGTTGTCTTGCGATAGCTTGATCGTAAGATGGCGAAATCGATTCCTGCTTTTTTGACTTGCGCGAAATTGATCGATCTCTGATGATAACTAATATCAATTCCTTTTTCCATTCGATCACCCCTTTGAATGATGTTTTGCTCGACGAGCTTTATTCAGTGCTTCATTACGTCTTGTAATATCAGCTGCACTCATTTTTTTACCTGGTGAATTTTTAACATTGCAAACTCTGATTAAAGTCAATAAGCTGTTTATATGCCACTTTTCAAACTCCACTGGAATGCCTTGTGAAATCATCCAGTAATAAATCAGCTCTGCTGTTATGCCCTCGCGGCTTCCTCGTTTTGATGGATCATTGCGAAAAGTGGTAGCTGTCATCGGGTCGTCTATATAAGCTGATATCTGATCAATCAGAGTTTGACTTTTAGAAATGCGATCATACACCTCGGACGGAACGTTCTTAGTGATAGTCATGCATTTGATGTAATCTATGATTTCGGGTAACGTTTTGTCTCTCTTACTGAAGAATGGTTTATGCCATTTGCGTTCCCATTTTGACAGAGAGACAAGAGAATGTTCTAATTGTAAATGCCATTCTTTGAAAGCTGACGAGAATACGAATTCTTCTTTTTCATCATCCCACACTTCTTGTGCCGGAACGGTTATCTCAAGCATCTCTTATCCCTCCATAGTTTTCTTCTTTGTTACGCCTCCGGAAACTGGCCTGCTACGATTTTGTCAGCCTCGACTTTGGCCTGCTCTCTGACATCAGCCGGTAATAAACCGTTAACAAACTCTGCGGCGGCTTTTGCATCTGTTGCCAATTCCATAAACAGAACCGAATATGCCTCAGTCTCAGCGAAAGCTCTGGAGATCTCCGGACTCTTCATAAATCTTCGCCCATCGGCACTCTTTTCGCCATATGCTTTGAGAACCAGATCTTTGAAATACTTGATGATCTCAGGCTCATTATTTGCTGCTACAATTCTTTTGATGGTAGCATCCAGACCACCGGCTGTACTCAGCTGCATTTCGATGATCTCGGCTTTGCTGAAGTGGAAATGAAAGTCTTCGGTCCTCTTTACTCCGTTATAGTCTTCATATGTAATGGTTTTCTTAAACATATTCTTTCTCCTTTCACATTAAAAAAAGAGGCCCTGTATGTTGGGCCTCTAAAACGATTTCATTTTACTCTGTTACTGCAGTAATGATAGTTTTTACTTCATCCGGTAACGGAAGACGTGCTTCAGTGTCTGCGTCACCATACAGAACTTTCTCAATGGCAGCCATCTTCTTTTCGCTAAGTTTGGTGGAATCGAACACCAGAGTTGCTGTAGGCTTAAATCCAGCTACTGATACAGGTGTTGTAGAAATTTTCCAAGACATAGTCGC